ACAACTGATCTGTTAATTACCGAGTCCGCTTCAAATGAGATACCTACGCCGTCAAAACTGTATTCTGTGCCGTCGTCTTTAAACTGTGCCATAGGCGCGCTCAACGTCGTGCCGATGCGCTCTTGAAATGTCAAAACTCCAGATCGTGACATAAACACACGGCCAAACTCGGCAGTTTCGTTAATTTGCGTGATGTATTGCAGCACGTTTGTTCCTGCCGGCACGGTATAAGCGCTGTCGTGACCAAGGTTTACGGTGCCTGTAGCGATGCTTCGAGAGCCTGCAGGAAAATCAACTTCTGGCAAATCTAAAACTGTTTCTATGCGTTCCCCTGAAGTCTCGGGAGTGACGTTTAGTTCGTCTAAATAGGTTTGTGCCAGTAAATAGAATTGGTCAGCGCAATACACGGTTACGGTGTCTAGTCCGCCAAGCGCAAAGTTGTAGTCATAGTTGACGACATAACCGCTGAACAGAGATTCGGGAACGTTGGTGTTGCTGTAGCGGATAAGCTGTACGGCGCGCAATGGGGCAAGCCCAGGCTTAGATTGCGGCGTGTCGTAATACGGGCTGTTTTGGTCAAACGGGTTAAATATGCCGTCCACGTCTTGAATGGTAAATGTCATTGTGCCGGCGCTGAACTGATCGCCCACGTCACGGCGACCGCGCCGCACATTAATGCTGATAGTCGAGTCCATCACATCAGCAAACTCGGTCGTGCCGTCAAGCACATAAGTTGTGTTGTCTAATACGCCTTTAAGCGTGTCGTCAAGTACGAATGCGTCAACCTGAAAACCCGTAGCGATCTTTAGGTCATAGTTGCCTGAATTGACTACGGCTGTGCCTGGCATTACGCCACCTGTAACTGCAACGGCCCAGCGCTACGCGAATAAGCGCGCAAAGCGTTAACGACCGATTCACCTATTTCGGCGCTTGTAGCAAGTCCGCCTGTGACGTTTATAGTTATTCCGCCACCTGTTTGCATGCGATCTAACGGCACAACGGCTTCTGGGCCTGCTTCACCGATCAGCGCGAGGGTAGGGCTTGACACAATGCCACCCTCGGCTAGACGTGGAATGTCCATTGTGCGCGATGGGTTACTGCTTTCTCCGCCAATTCGTCCAATAGATATTTCGTTAATGTAACCAATGTCTGGCAACAAAGGCAGAGCGTTATATCCCTTGATAATTGTGTTAATTACTTTTATCCAAGCGTTAGCCCAAATTTCAAACACGCCAATAATCGTGTTTATTACCGTGTTAACTCCAGTCCTAAACCACTCAAACTTTTTGTAGGCAACAACAAGACCAGCCACAAGTAGCGCTACGCCGGCAGCAATCAAGGTAAACGGATTTAGCGCCATAGCGATGTTTGTGGCGACGATTGCAGCGGCGACCAAGCCGATAGCGCCAGCGATAGCCAAAAATGCTTGCGGGTTATCTTGAGCCCATGCAGCGAACTCGTTTAGTACAGGCAGTACTGCTTCAACTACTGGTAACAGCGCAGCGCCGATCGACTCTTTGGTTTCGCCAATTGAGTTAGACAGAATCTTCATTTTGCCTGCTGCGGTTTCTGCGCTTGCAGCGGTAGCACCGCCAAACGTTCCGCCTAGCACGTCCATAATTTCGTTAAGGCTGGCGCCTTCTTTTATCATTGTTGCCATTTCTGGGCTTAACGATCGGAGCGCCTTAAAGTTGCCCTGATATGCCTTTGCCAATGCGTCGGCCACGGTGGAACTGTCCATCTGTAGCGCTGTGCTGATATCCATGACAAGGTTCATGTCCTTCATGGCAAGGTCAACATCTTTTGTACCGCGCACCAAAGCCTCAAGGCTCTTGCGATACTCGGTATCAGCAATGCCAGACGCTCGACTCATTGCGCTGATCTGATCTTCAATCTGTGCGGTCTGCGCGGCTCCTGCGCCAGTCACATTTTGCAAAGTAAGCGCTAACGCCGCCTGCTCCTGCTGATCTTCCATCGCAGCCTTGGTTGCGTCACCAAGCGCCAACGCCAAACCGCCAAGCGCCGCAGCTGCCGGCACCGCCGCCTTCTTAATTGCAAACTGGGCTTTTTCGGATGTTGTTTCCAATTGCTTGAATTGGGCAATAGCCTTCTTAATCCCTTTGCCGTCAAACTCTGAAATGATCGGGATATTAATTGCCATTACGCGGTCTCTCTGTTCGCTTCTTCCATGACGCGCTTGACCAGTTGTTCCATCTCGGACATGACATCACTTTGGCGTTGCTCGTACGCTTTCCACATTACTCGTGAACGACTGCCATAGCGTGCAGTTAGCGCACGGCCAAGCGAGCCAGCCATAGACGTGTCAAACATCGTGCCTGTCGCGCCTTTCCATTGAATGGCAAACGTGCCCACATTCGTGGTGTTACCGCCGTATTCCTTGATCGCTCGAGTATTGATCTTGGCAGCAATCTTTTGTTTCATGCCAGGTATCCACGGCAATATCTGGAACCCTGATTTGGTTTGCCAGTTGCGCGCCATACCAGACAACGGGACGCCAGTAGGCACAAGTTTGTTTGCGTCGTCAATAACAGGCTGAACAATGCGCTTGTAATCTTTGGTGATCTCTCGGCGCAAAGACTTGTCAATTTTGTTGAGGGTCTTTAAGGCATCCTTGAGCCCTACAACCTCAACCCTTGCCGATACTTCCGCCACGTTATCTCCGTTTTTTGTTTGCCTCGTTAAGCACTTTAATGACCGTTGCTATGTCTCGAGCGTCAAACACAATGTTGCTAGGCCACCAACCGACCGCAACCAGTATTTCTGCTAGTTGGCGGCGGTAGGTGCCGCGTCCGTAGGGTTTGGGTCAGTCTCGTCCAATACCGGAATGATCTCCAGCTCTGGGTTTTTGCTAATCCACTCGCGCCAGTTGTCGCCAACCTGCTCGCCTTTAAGTTTTAATATCGTGTGCATCCAACAGCAGTAATCGCTGTACAGCGGATTGGTTGATAACTGTTGAATGTTGCGGCGCTCGAGTCGCTCCCATTCGGTAACTACAAACAAGTTTGTGTAGTAGTACTCGGGCGCGCCGTCAGGCGTGCGCTTTAACTGCAACTTGATTTTCATGTTTCTCCTATGTCGGCTTGGAGCCGTTGTTTATACGGTGGTGTCAATCGTCAACGCGCCACCCATAAACGTGAGGTCATAGGTTGACAACTCGCCAAGGGATGCGTTGATAACTGGCAATGATTCAAGGTAGCAACCAGTCAAAACAAACTTTGGGTTGGTTGCTGATTCGCTGCCTGATGCTGGTTGCAAGGTGATGTTGGTTTTGGTGCCAACAAGTGGTTGCAATGTTGCGTAAGTTTCGGTTGCTGCAAATGATGCGTACATCGTCAAGGTCACTTCGTTGTTGGCGAGGCCTGCGGTGTAAGTGCGTGAGTTGGTGCCAAACGCGGTGTCTTCGAGCGCTTCAACCAGGTAGGTCAATGTCGCTGCGGTGCACATGTCGGTCAAATCAACGCTGTTGATCGTCAGTACTGGGTTCGAGAGGTATGTTGCGCTAGCCATGTGTGTTGCTCCTTAGTTCTGTTCTGATATTAGATTATTTATGTTCGCTTGTAGTGGATTACGAAGTCTGGGCTTGTATAGCGCAATCAAGGTCGTAGCACGGGTACAACGCGCCACCGATCTCAAGGCTTGACGGACGGCCAGCCATAACAATGATTGGCGAGCCAAGCACGCTTGCCACAATGCTCAAAATCTGACGCAATACCGGCAGACCTGCTGGGCCTGACCCAATTACCTTTACAGGAAACTCAAGGCGTATCACGTTGCCATTGCCAGCAATTGTTGTGAAGTTTGGTGCATCCAAGTACACGCAATTAGGTGCAAGTTTGGTTGGGTCGTTGACAACACGCAAACCAGATACCGCGGTCAGCGTCGCGGTGACATCATCAATCGCTTCGTTGAACAAGTCGGTGTAGGCCATTAGGCAACCGCTGGACGTGGGATGCCAAGCAGCTGCTTGACAATCGGGGTCAGGCTTTGCTGTGGTGCCGAGCCCATGCCGTCAAACGTGGCGTACGTTGCCTCTATTGAGCCCCTAGAGCGCCATAGAGCGGCGCAATACATCAAGGTGCCTAATGTTGCGTCTCCGCCTGGCGAGGTCGTTAGAGAGTCAATATAACCGCTTTCCTGACGCCTGCGATAGCAGAACTGGTTGCCTGCCGACACGGATTGCGTGAGCAACGTGTAATCGTCTGACGGGTTAGCAATAGTAATGCCAAGATAGGTCATAACATCCGAGGCCGTGACCCATGTGCAAACTGGCGCATAGGACACGGTTCCAGACGCCGCCACTCGATCAACGTCACTAGCAGTTTTGGCATACAACACTTGATCGGCGATAGGAAACTGATAGTCGTAAAGCAGATCGCCTTGCGTATCAATACCAATAAACAAATACTGTGGCAATGCGCGCACCGTGTAGGTGCCGTTAAACGTTGCATCAACGCCAGCAACCGTGATTGAACTGCCGACTGCAATTTCCGAGGGGGTCAGTAATTGCAGTACGGCAAAGTTATCAATCAGGTACTTGTTAGTAACTGTGTAAGTAGCCATGGCGGTTAAGCCGCCTTTCTACTAGGAAACGGTGATCTTTTGTACTTGTGTCGAGTCAGCGATGAACGTTGAAACGTACCCTGCGTACGAGAAATTGCGTCCCAAAGTAGATGGCAACTCAACTGACATGAGCCCACGGATCTGCTCGTAAAACTCGATTGCTTGAGCGCGTGCTACGACCATGGTTCCTGCAGCAAAGTTGCGGTCTGCAACAAGGTTCAAACCAAATGGGTTGAATGTGTTTGCAACCGTGATGTTTGCTGATCCCATTCCGTTTACGCCCATGAGGCCAGATGCTCCTACGTATGGGAATACTGGTCGCTTGTCTGCGTCCAACTGTGCGCCCATTGCTTGCCATACTCCTGGAGCCACGAAGATGTGGTCTGGCAAGAAGTTGGTGTCAAGCAACATGTTGTAAGCGGCGGTGTAGATTGCCGAGATCAACGTTGATGGGTCGTTTGCGGTTACTGACCAGGTTGCACCTGATGCAGCTGCGCCAGCGACGATTGCGTCTGCTGCCACGTTGTCCGAGGCAATGAGGTATTCGCCGAGCAAGTCATTCAATACGATTTGGAGACTTGCTGGGTCTGTGAAATCGACGTCCTGTACTGACAAAGTGACCTGACCGGCAAGAGTGGTTTTGCTGATGGTGTTTGCAGCGATAACCATGGTTGTTGCTGATGTTGGGTCAAACTCTGCAGCCTGTGCGCCAACGCTTGTGTGCGTGGTGATTGTTGGACGGATGAAAGTTTTTGATGCTCCACCGTTTGGCATTGCGCGTGCGCCAATTGCGTTAACGACTGGGCGAATGAAATTCAAGTCTTGGAATACTGGGCCAAGAACTGGAACTGGCAAGAGACCAGGTGTGTTGGTGGTTGCGATGTCACCTGCAGCTGCTTGTAGTGCAGTTTGCTTTGACTTGGTGTAATCGTTTACTGCTGCTGCAACGTTGCGGAATGATTCTCCGCCGATGTGCATTGCTGCGAGATATTCGCCTGGTGTTGGCAAATCAAATTGACGTTTTGCTTGTGCAAAAATTGGTGCAGTAGGGATGGTTGCCTCGACTGCGGTTTCGTTTACTTCGGACATTTCTGGTTTCTCCTCTACTGGGGTTACTTCTTCATTTAACACTACTTCTTCAGGCTCTTGGTGGATACTCGCTGCGACGCTGGCGATGTTTGCTAAATCTCCGAATGCGCCTACGGGCACTAAACTGAGCTCTGTCCAGTCAGCCATTTCAATAATCATGGTTCCTGCTTCGTCGTACGAAAACTTGGTTGGATTTACGCCAACGGAAACTTGATCAATTGTGCCGTCGCTGGCCATAACCAAAGCGTCATTTCCAAGGCTGGTAGCGCTGATCTTGGCGCTAAACATCATCCCTTGTTCGGTGTCCACGCGCTCGGTCACAACACCTACTGGCATGCTTGCGTCGTGATACATGAACAGACGCGGTGCTTTGCCCTCGACTGGCAATGAGCCGGGACGAAAGATTACAGCTGTTCCGTCTGAAACTGTTGCCGGCACGTTGTACGGAACGGCGGTTCCGCTGATTGTGCGTCGTGGTGCGTCGCCTTTGGCGGCGTCAAGTGTGAACTCTCCTGCAATTAGTTTGATCATCTTGCTAACTCCTCTTGTGTGTTTTCTCTAACAATTACTTCATCGTCTGCGCGGTCGGCCATAAAGTTTTCTTCTAAGTATTCGTCGGCATCAAACTCGACGTACGTTCCGCGCGGTAGCACGTTATCCATTGACAGCGCGCCAGCAATTGCGTCGGCATACAACTTGACACCAAACAAGTACAGATCGGCGCGCGCTTGTTGTGATGACTGGTACGAGTATGCGCCAGTAGCAACGCCCACCAAATATGGGGGAACATTTGCCAAACGAGACATTTCAAGCGACTGATATTGCGATGCCTCAATCAACAGCATCTTGTCTGGCGTACTGTTTGTTTCTGTGTATGTCAAATACTCGTTAAGCGCTGCGGTTTGATTGGTTGCTCGAGCGGCGTTAAACGCGCTAGCCAAATCAGCAAGTTCTTGCGCGCTTAGCGGTTCGCCACCAGTTTGCTTAAGTACGCCAGCAGGAATGCTTGACGATGCGTTACGGTTGCGTGCTGCTTCAAGTTTTAACGCGGTTTCAATTGCTCCTGGTGCCGAGTAGATCAGGCCTTGGGCTGGAGACAAGAATTGCACAAGGTTCGCTGGGTCTAATTCTCCGCCTTGAAAATACACTTGTGACGACGGCGCGAACCACACAGGGCCAGCCATGTCGGTTGTGGTAATTGAGCCGGCAGGCAGTCGAGTGAACGTGGCAGGGTAACCGTCAGCGGTGCGTGAGGTGATGTACCAGAATGCGCGACCAAACATCATGAGGTCGTCCATTGTCCAACTCATGAGAAATTGGAAACTGACGCTTGGGTCTGGTCGGCGTAACCAACTGCGCGGAGCAATGTAAATTTTTTCCATTTCTTCGCCGTTCCAGAACTCGTTGTATGCGCGAAGATTCATTGATCCGATTACTGACGCCATGAGATCGCGTGCACGGTTGATTGTTGGAACGCTAATTGCTGCGTTGCGTGCTTCGCCTTCGCGGTAGGTGTAGTACTGGCCGATCATGTTTACGCCAGCATTTGACGATGAGTAACCAGGTGCAAAGCCACCAGCCGCAGCTGCCTTGTTGGGCGCTGGGCTTATTGCTGCTTTTTTGGTTTTGTTAAAGATCGCCATAGTTACCACTCTGCCATATAGGTGGCAACCGCACGTGACTAATCCGATTCCGACAAAAGGTTAGAGCGTGCGGTCGCCGCGTTTATCTTAGTTATTTACCGCAACAAGCATGGGTTTTCCGCTGTTGACTGGACGGGCACACATCCCAATTCCCCAGACCATTGTTCGCGCTAATTCAATCGGGCCAGGTGATCGTTTGCTTGATAACACGATCGTGTTGTCGGTGCGAACAGCAACAGCGCGCTGGACGTGTTCGGCAAGCAGTTTTTCTCCCGTGTGTAGCAATCGCGCCTCGGCAATCATGTTTTTGGCAAGCGGTGTAAACCGTCCAAGTTCCGCATAACCGACGACGACACGGCGGCGCTCGATGTTTGGCGGGCAGGTTGCGTCCACGGTTGGCGATAACGCAAACCTGATTGTCGGGTCTTTGGCGAGTTCTTGCACGTTGTCCCACAGCTCTGTGATTGACTCGGCAATGAATGCCACGGTGACAAGCACCCGACCGTCTGACAGGTTGACGCATCTGGTCGCGCTGTAACGGGAATCGTCTAGCGACGATTCAATTGCCACGACGCCGCCGTTAGGGATGTCCCCCGTGTATTCCAACGACGGCCAACGCCCAGGCTCAATCCAACCGCGCACAACACTTACCCAAAGGTTTAGGGATGCGCGCAGGAATGATGCGCGATCGGGGTTTGTTGATTCTTGCCTAATGGTGTCCATGTCCAATGTGTGACCGAGCGCAGGATTTCCCCACGCCCATGATGCAGGATGCAACGGGTCAAGGCTGGGGTCTGGGCTCCATTCGGCCATGTACATCGTGGACGGTTCGCCTTTGTCAATTGCTCGAATACCTGCCTCACGCCAACGCTGAAACAGCACCGATTCTTCCGTGCCAGCAGTAGAGAAGAAACACGCCAACGGATTTTTTCGTGCGCGCTGTGCCGGTAGCAGACCGCCTTCAACCGAGTCGGGGTTGACGTCAAAGAGTTCGTCCACGATCACTAGGTCAATGCTCATACCGTGACCTTGGTTTGGCTTTAATGCTTTGACCCACCATTTGCTGCCGTCTGGCATTGTGGCTTGATAACGGCCGTATGACTTGACTATCTTGGCGCCGTAATACTCTTCAAGGATTGGTGACAGATCATCAAACAGCAGGCAGGCAAGATCCAGTCGGTGCGCGCCCGAAACAACGGTTTGTTTACCGCCTCGAATTTTTGGCATTTCAACAAGCCAAAACAGGATGAGCGCCTGGATGATTGTTGTTTTACCGTTCTGACGCGCAACCGACACAAGGCTCGAGCGATGCAGTATTTGCACACGTCGAAGACGTCACCTACTTTACAAGGTTTTATATTGGCGAAACAACGACGTTTGATCGAATTGGCGTGTTGAGTGGAAATACATTTAGTGGCACGGCAACAATGCGACTTGGTGTTTACAACAACAACACAACGAACGGATATCCCGACACGGTTTTGTTTGACGCTGGAACGGTCTCCGTCACAACCTCAACTACGTTTAATCAAATTACAATTAACCAAACGATTAACCCAGGTTGGTATTGGTTTGCAACTAACACTCAAACCGCTGCAACGACCAACACTTTTTGGGGGTCTCAATCTTATTTCATTGCGCCTCAACTAATGCGTACTCAAACCAATCTGGCTAGAACTGTCTACAACATGAGAGAAACTGGTGTATCGCGAGCATTTGCAACTGTTAATACAGCCAACCTTGACTTCATAAACGCTAACCTTGCAACTGTTGCAATGAGGGTGGCGTAATGAAAACAGTAACTTTCGGTTTGGGTGGCTTTTGTGAGAACTGTGACGCAACCCATGACCATCCGTTAAACAACATTGTTGAAATCATAGAAACACCAGACGAACCAGAGGAGATAACTAATGTTTGAAACCCCGAATGGTGCGTTCCCTAACTATGTTGAGGAACAAACCGAAACCCGTCAGCAGTACATTGACAGGATTTTTGGTCAATGGTTGGAATGGGCTGAGGGTGCTGGTTCGAGTGGTTTGGTTAAACTTCCGTAATGGCGTTTGATGTTCAAGCATTTTCATTGGGAACGGCTGCTTCGCTGATTGCTCATGCGACGTTTAACCCGATGAGGGTTTTGGTTCACAATCACGAACACGCAAACAATCATGATATTTATATTGGTGGTTCTGCTGTAAGTGTTTCTACTGGTTTACATATTAACGAGACTGAAACTGTGGAAATCTTTATTGCTGCTGGCGATATGTTGTGGGCTTGTGCAAACACTTCAAATGTTGAATGCCGTGTATTTAGGGCGGTTCTGTAATGCCATATTTTATTTCTGAATCAAACCCTGATTGTGCTGGTTGGGCTACTGTGAAAGAAGTTGCTGGTGACTTGGAAGTTGTGGGATGCCACCAGTTGAAACAAGAAGCAATTAAGCAAGCTGTTGCGATTGCGTTGAGTGAAGGTGATGAAAGTCTGTTTATGGGCGAGTATGGAAAACGCAACCTTGATGGTGCGATGATTGTGGTCAGCGACATTGACGAAACCCTGATTGTTGATGGTCAGCGTGATGAGCGTGTTTGGTCGTTCGTTGATGAAGTTGAAGGCGAACTGTATTTGGTTACTGGTCGGCCTGAAAGTCAGCGTGCGGATACTGTGGCGCAACTTGAAGCTTTGGACATTGATTACGATGCGTTGGTTATGAACGATGGGTCACCTGCTGGTTCGACTGAGTTCAAGAAGGGTGCTGTTGAGAAGTTGCTTGAAACTTTCAATGTGGTTTTGGCGATTGATAACAACGCTGATGCGCGACAGGCTTACGCTGATTTGGGTGTGAAGGTTCTTGACCCTGCCGACATTGAATCAGCACCGGTGGAAGAAGATGCGCCTGAAGAAATGGCTAACCGATTCCTGCCGATTGCTGAAGCACTGATCACAAAGCTTTGGGGTGAAACCCGTTCGAAGGAACGCGAGATTCGCACCCTAGACATTAACCCTGAATTGCGTGCGATTGATGAAACGGGTATGCGTTTTAGTGGTTATGCGGCAATTTTTAATTCGGCTTCACGCGATTTGGGTGGGTTTGTTGAGTTCATCAAACCTGGTGCTTTTGCGCGTAGCCTTGCCAGTAGGAACAAGATTATGTTGCTGTGGAATCACGATACTTCTGCGCCTTTGGCTTCGACCCGTAATGGTTCGCTAACTTTGCGTGAAGATGAGCGTGGCCTTTTCGTTGAAGCGACCCTGCCCGACACCACACTTGGGCGCGACATTGCCGCACAGGTTCGTTCCGGTTTGACCGATTCAATGTCGTTTGGTTTTCAGGTCAAGCGTGATTCTTGGAATACTCGCGGTGATCAGCGAACCCTTGAAGATGTTGCTTTGTTTGAAGTGTCGTTGGTGACCAGCGAAGCCTACGCTGCTACCGCTGGCACTGTGTCTGTTCGTAACTATGTGGCTACCGCTGAGAAGAACGAAATTGATGCTGAGTTGTTAGCTGATGCGATGAACGACTTTGAGCAGGGCAACGAACTCAGCGCAGAGAAGGCTGGCGTGATTCAGGCTGTGCTTGAAAAACTGACCGCTTCGACACCTGAAGAAACTGTTTCACCTGAATTGTTGGCAATCAAGCGCAAACAGTTTGAACTTCTACTGAAGGAATTGAAACTTGGCTAATCGTGAAGAAATCATCAAAGCTATTTTGGCTGTTGCTGGTGACCCTGCTTCTGGTGTGATTGTTGATCTTGCGCCAGCGTTCGCTGATGCCATTGTTGCACTTGATGCACCGGCGGTTGAGAAGCGTGTTGTTGAAGCCCCTGAGAAACGCTAATTTTTGCCACTAAACTTGAATTAGGACTTGCGTTGGCGCGGTTCTAACCTGTTTGCGTTGGCGCGACAGAAATTCCCCCTTTTTTCGTTTCTACTTTAAGGAAATCCAATGAGTGATTTTATTAAGGCACAGACCGAAACTGTCGCTAACCTGGTTGAGCAGGTTCGTTCGGTTTTGGAAGATGCTGAAGTTCGCGGTGGCCTAACTGCTGCCGACAATGAGAAGATTGCCCGTATCGAAGCCGACATTGAGTCGCGCGATGCTGCAATTGCTACCGCTTCAGCACGAACAGCCACCAACTCGCTAATTATCGTGTCCGGTGTTTGAAATTCCATCCTTCAACCTATCCGCCAAACGCAACAGTTCAGCATTAGCCCGATCAGCAATCACCAAATCACCAACAGCGATCGCCAACTCACGCAAATCA